CCGGACGAGTTGATCGTCTGGTTGGGCCAAGTGCCTGTAATCGACACGTTTGTACCGGCCACCAAAGATGGTGTGGCCGTACCCGTGCCGCCGTTCGCCACGGCCAGTGTGCCTGCAAGGGTCACAGCACCTGTGGTAGCCGTAGCCGGTGTCAGGCCAGTTGTGCCTGCGCTGAACGATGTCACGCCGCCACCGCCGCCACCTGTTGAGGCAATGGTCTGGTTGGGCCATGTGCCCGTGATGGTGACGTTGGAGCCAGCTACCAGCGAAGGTGTGGCCGTGCCGTTGCCGCCGTTGGCAACTGGCAAGATGCCTGTCACGCCAGTGGTCAAAGGCAAGCCGGTCAGGTTGGTGGCCGTGCCTGATGCGGGTGTGCCCAGAGTGGGCGTAACCATTACAGGCGATGTAAACAGACCTGCAACACTGACCTTTTTGGTCGTGGTGCCTTGGACAATCGGCAAAACTTCCGTGCCCCCCAGTGGGGTCGTTGCCGATGGGAGCTGGGAAATTTTGACGTTTGCCATAGTTTAATCGTAGTAAACGGTTGCAGAAACAGTGCCACCAATCACGACATAAATGCCTTTGTTGGTGTACAAACCCTCAACAAAGTTGTGGTTTGTGTTGGCAGTGGGCGTAAAAGTCGCCAGAACCACGGGGTCTGATGTGCTTGACGCAAACGAATCATAAACCGTGATGGTGGGTGTGCTGGATGCGGCGCTGACAAAAATGCCACGAAGTTTGCCAGCATCTCGCTTGATTTGGGTGGTTGCGGTGATTGCGGTGTAGTTAGCCATGTCAGTATCCCGTTGAGTTTTTGATCAGAACCAAAATAAACATTGATGAACAAGCGTTGTTGCTTGAGCTTCCAATTGCCGTTGCTTCGATGGTGGTTTTCTCGGGCACAGCCAATGGATACTCAAACACGTAGTCAGCCACACCGTTGTTGAGGGTGGTAATGGCCGCAGTCATCCGAATGTTGTTGGTGCCTCTGGTCAGCAACCGGCCTTGAATTTGGTTGGAGCCACCGGCCTGACCCGCAGAGAACAAGCCCTGAGAAACATACGCAGTGTAATCCGCAGGGACTGTGTAGCTGCCCGTGGTCGTGTTGTTGTAGTCGAACTTGATGATGTCGTACACAGTCGCAGGCACGCCCGCAGTCACTGTGCCCGTGCCGATGTAGATGTCGCCAGCAGCGCTGTTGCCAGAGCCTGCCGTCTCAACATAAGCGTAGTTAATGCGGAGCATCGCTTTGGTCATTGTCACGGCGGTCTGGCCGTTCATGGTGACCGTTTCGCTGATCTCGTTGTAGTTGGCGTCCAGCCCCTGCACAACGATTGTTCGTGCGCCAGTGCCCGCGCTGGTGTCGCTTGCGCTTGTCGAGCTGACCGTCATTTGAAGGGCAGCAGCAGGGAACGTGATCAGGCTTGGCAACGGCCAGACAGACACCTGAGTGGCGTCCACATCGGGGTTAAAACCAAAGACAGTGACGTTCCTGTGGCCTTGAATCTGACCGCGAGACACCTGCAAGGCAAAGTTTTCGTATTTGCCGTACTGGGTCTGCGAAACGTAGGGTGTTGTCATGCCAAGAACCTCAATTTGTAGATCGTGGACAGATACAACCCGACGATTTCGTCAATGATGTTCTGAATGGGGGTGTCGGTCTTGTCGCAAACCTCGTACCGGCATTTCTCGATCTCGGTCATTGAATCCGTCAAGAATTCAAGGATGTTGTTGGTCTTTTTGGCGCTCATCAGGCTAATGGGGCCAATCAAACCGCGCCGACCTTGGTAAGCCTCGGCAAACTTGTCGGCCAGCTCAACGATCTCGTCGTAAAAGGTGTTCAACGCCATGTGTTTGGAGAAGCTGCGGGTGTTCAGATGCACCGAATGGGCCACATCCCGCGCCAAAAACAGCTTTCCTACAAAATCAGCGGCGTTCATTGCGGCATCTCCATCTGTTCGGGCATCTCGCGTGGCTCTGGAGCACCTGCAATCAGGTCACCTGTGTCCAGTGCTGCGGCAATTGTACCCATCACGATGTCCTGAATCTGCTCTGGACTCATGCTGGCCTGAACAGCGGAAATTCGCTGTGTTTCAGCCTGATATGCCTTGATTTCGGCCTCGTAATCCTTGCGTGCCAAGTCCTGCATTTCAATGGATTTGCCCACATTTTGGATCATCTGGTGCATTTGCTCCATTTCCTGACCCATTGCCTGAATCTGCATCTCTGCGGCCTGCAATTCAGGTGATTTGTCGTCATCGGCCATGATTTTGGGGTCGATGGTCTTGGCAAAACGCTTGGACATCTCTTGGGCACCGGGCCAGTCCATGTTCTTGACAAACAAGTCGCCCGCCACTTGCCACAACTGTGGGTTGCCTTGCAGCAACTGAGCCATTGCCTCAAGTGCCTCTTGGCGCTTGGTGGCGTAGCCGGGGCCAGTAATCGCCACAACGTCATACTTGCCAACGCCAGGGTTGTAAATCTTTTCGATCACGATGCCTTCTTCGTTCACGATCTGATTGACCGGCTCGGGCTGATCAGGATTGATCTTGATCATCTTCGTCTCGCCGTCTTCGCCGATGATTCGGGCGATGCGCTGCGTGTCGTAGATTTTGGGGATCAGATCGACCAGTTGACGGGCCACATGGCGCACGCCACGGGACAAGTTGTCGCCGTAGTGGTATGTGCCGACATCACCTTCGCGCTGGCGGGCCAAGATAGCCTTGCCCGAGCGTTCGTTGGAACCCATGCCCAGCGATGCGTTGTACTGACCTGTGGTGGACTTGATGTCCTCAGACGCGCCTGCCTTGGCTTGCAGGAGGCCGCTGGAGGCCATTGGGGGTTGCGCCCGCTGGGGTAGTGGCAGGGCAGCGCCTTGACCGTCTGTAACGTCTGGATTGATCTCCAGATAGGGCCAGTTGTTGGTGTTGGCCGTCTTCCACTTTTCCTCGTAGCCCTCGAACTGACCGCCGTAGCCGATGAACGGCGCTTTGGGGGCCAGAGCCAGCATCTCGGCTTCTTGCGACACCCAATAGTTGTACATGCGCTGGGCATCCTTGGCGTTGCGCACCAAGCCCGACACGTACAAGCGGCCATCGACCTCGAATTCGTTGCCGACAATGCGGATTACCGGAATCCACTTGCCAGCCCACTCGCGTTCTTCAAGGATTTCGTAGCCGTTGATCTTGCAGTACTTGACCTTGGGGCGGTCTGACTCGCGGCTGCGGATGGGCTTGCCGTAGACAATCTTCAGCTCTCTGTCCTCAGGCGTGCCTGCAAACGCAGTCATGTTGCCGGGGTACAGGTTGAGCGTGGCCTTGTCGTAGTCGATGTAGTAGTAATCGGCGATGCGGATCGTGTCCTCGTTCAGCCAGTTGCTGATCGACTGGTCACCCACACCCAGCGACTGAAGCGTCGAGATGGGCGTAGCGTCTGGATACAGGCGCTCGTACTCGGCCTTGGTCACATCTTCCGTGATGAAGCACCACTTGGCGTCTGAGCCGGTGGGGTCTTGGATCAGGGGGTCCATGTAGACCGAGAAGCTGTTACGCACTCGGCCAATCTTGATGTCTTGGTCGAACGAGTTGTCGTCGCAGTACTCGGTCAGCAGGCGGATGTAACCTTCGCCGTAGGACACTTGGTTCTCGCAGGCGGTGTCATAAGCCACATCGGCATCGCTGATGTACTCGATGTGCCGGATCATGCCGTTGAAGATGTCGGCCACGGCCACATCGGCTTTGTCATCCACGGGGATGACTTTGGCACCGGGGCGGTTTTGCCGCATGTCGTTCGTGACTTGACGAACGTGCTGGGGCAGCTTGTTGATGGTTAGGCACGGGCGGGCGTTGATGGTCTGGCCCTGCACAGCGCCACGGGTTGCCAGCACATCGGCGGGCCACTGCCACTGGTTGTCGGGGGAGCCTGCGTAGAACCGCAGATCGTCAATCTCGTCTTCTCTTGATTCAGAAAGCGACGAAACCGCCAGATCAAGGCGGGCGCGGGCGACTGTCAGAATGTCTGACGCGCTTTTTTTGGGTTTGCCACCAGCAGCGACTGCGGCGGCGGCAACCATGCCAGTTGGGTCAGCCATCAAAGACTCCTAAAACGTGAGGCTCACGCATGACCACGTAGTCTTTACCATTATGCGTGAATTCCTGCCCTACGTCAAAGTATAGCCGATCACCCACTTTTATCGTTTTGCAGTCCGGCCCGGTGGCGGTTGCAACGCCAGTGCCTAGCTTTTCACCGGGTGGCAGGACAAACAACTCGTGCTTTTCAACGTCACGCTCAATGATGATGCAGTTTTGCAGTGCTTTCATTTTTTCTTTGCTGGTGATTTGGCGGCTTCGCGCTTAACAGAGTACGCAATCGCAACGGCCTGTTTGACCGGCTTGCCTGCGGCCACTTCGGCCTTGACGTTCTTGCGGAACGCCTCGGGTGACTTGGATTTGACGAGTGGCATCACTTGCCTTTCTTGACGGGTTTGGCCGTCTTGGCCGATTCTTTGAAATCTTTGGCTGTGGGCGCACCAGCAGCGCCGGGTTTGCGCATCTTCTCGCCGCTACCGGCCTTGATGCGCTCTTGCTTGGCGTGAATGTTTGCGTAGAGTCCAGGTTTCGTTGCCATGATTAAGCTCCCATCCAACCAGTTGACACCATACCGCGCTCGGAGACCGTGCGGCGCTCGGGTCGATTGTACTCACGGTGAGCCACAGGGAAAGCAAAGGTCACGCAGATAGCGTCTGCTGCGTCTGGTGACGCAAGACCTCTGGCCTTCATGTCTTTCTTGGACTCCAGAAAGATCGTGCCCTTTGAGTCAGGCTTGATCATAGGCGAGACAAGATCCGTTTTCAAGAACCTGTCCTTGGGGATACTGGCAGATCTCAGCCACTCCTTCATCTTGCCCCACATCTCGGCTCGTTTGTTGCCATACATGATGGGGTTGCTCGACTTGTTGCCAAAGTTGACACCCTTGATCTTGTAGCGCTGCTCCTTGAGGCGGTCAACAATGCCAGCTCCTAAACCACCTTCGTCGATGACAACCAGTGCAGGCTTGAACTCCTCAATGGCCTCAATGATGTGGCCCACCACCGTCATGGTGTCATCACCTCGGTGGCGGTCTATGCGCACAATGTCACGGCCCTGGCGCACAGCAATCACAGTGGCATCGGCCCCAAACCTTGCGGGGTCAACTCCAATGATGATGGGCGCGGTCTGGTCCTTGTACTTGGCCCTGTCCATCGCCTCGTCCACAATGTTCGACGGAATAAACTGGTCATCCCCAGCATTGGGGAACATCCCATAAACCTCCACATGGGCCTGGCTTGAGTCCGGCCCATACTCATCAATGATGTTCTGGTACACAGCCTTGTCCGTGCCCTCCACCGTGCGGGCGTCCACCACCTTGGATGTCCAAAAGTCCCTCTTGCTGTGGAACGTCTCGTAGAAGTACCCAGTGTTTCGCCGGGGGTTGGAAAAAGCCAGCCAAAGGCGGCTTGGCGTGTTCTCGGTAAAGAAACCAGCCGTCACAGCCCAGATGGCGTCATCAATACCACTGGCCTCATCAAAGATCACCATCACACCATCAAAGTTGTGGACTCCAGCGTAAGCATCTGGGTTTTCTGCCGACCACAGCCGGCCTTCAACAGACCAGTAGCGAGTGCCCTTTTTCAGGTCTTTTTCGACCAGCTCAGTGAGCCAGTTGGCAGGGGTGATCTTGGTCGCGGCAACCTCAAACCAGTGGCTGTTGATACTCATCGCCAACCACTTGGTGATCTCGGCCCATGTCACGGCACGGAGCTGGGCTTCGCTGTTGGCCGAGATGATCGTTGTCGAGCCTATGCGGGTAGACAGCATCCAGATGGTGAGCCATGACACAAGCGCTGACTTGCCAATACCACGGCCAGAAGACACGGCATGGCGCAGGGTTTCAAAGTCAACCAAACCATCTTGGCGCTTGATGTGCTCGGCAATCTCTCGCAGCACCTCGCGCTGCCACTTGCGTGGACCCTTGAAGTTCGCCAGCGGCGTGTTCTCTCGGCCCCAAGGGAATGCAAACAAAACAAAAGCCTCGGGGTCGTCAGCAATTGCCGGCGTCCACAGCGTGGCCATTAACTCTTGTTCGTCTTCGGGCTTGTAGATGGTGGTTTGCATTTATCTAGCAGTTTGATAGAATGGGGGTTTGGAGGCCATATGAAAAAAGTCGTTGCCTACTGTTTATTCAACTTCTCAAACAACTCTGCCTACCTGCGGATGCCAGAGGCTTTTTCGAGCCAGACAGATGATTTGCGGCTGGAAATCGTCAACCAGTTGATAGACGAATTGACCAAAGAAAAAGAGCACCTTGAATCTCTTAATCAACCCGATACCCAAGGTATCTAGCAATATTGTCAATCGCCTCTTGATCCAGCTTTTCGCCATGATGGCTCTTAAGCAATGATGTGCGAATGTTGTTGATGTTCTTGCCTTCGGCAAATTTTTTGGCAAAGGTTTTGGGCAACATTAACCTATCAGGCACTCCAACGATCTGGCCTTGCGCGTTCTGCAACGAACCAAGCACTTGCGCCTCAAGTCCGGCGTTGTAAGACCCATGTTGGAAATTCGGCGTCACCATTTGCGTGTTGGGCTTAACGGACAACAACGTATGCGCCATGCCAGTCTCAGCGCCAGGCTCACTCATCACGTTGTACACATCTTGCCAGCGCGGGAACCCTTGTTTTTCCATCGCATATGTCGAGCCAACTTCACCAATTGCTTTGCGAATGTTGCCGGCACTGTATTCGCCTGGCACCCCGTTGGCCATAATTTCTCGAATATTGGCGCTATCCAAGCCAGGAAACTTTTTGTAAGGGTATGACACCTCTTTGGTCACCGGGTCAACTGACTTTACATTCCTGACCGCATCCCTGAACGATGTCAACGCTTCACGCGAAGGCTTGAGCGTGTTGAGCGCTCCCACATAAGACTCGGCCATGTGATGCGAGAAATTGATGCCACTTGGCGCCAAATTCATCTGCACACCAATGGTGTCTCCCAATGCACTGTACTTGTTCAAGTTGTTGATTTTTGAAATCTGCGCTGTCTCGTTCGATGCCCCGCCAACGCCCTGCTGCAAATTCTCGGCAATGTACGGGTAACGCCTGCCGCCCTGGCGCTGCACAAACGCCGGCGTTGCATCCCTCAACCCTTGCGTCAACGGCACGCCAGCAATCTGCGTTACGTTACCGCCAGTGGCCGATGTATCCCACAAAATCGGCACCGCATACTTGTCCAGCAGCGCGGTAGGGTGCACCCCAATCTCTTGCGACACATTCAACGATGGCTGCACCACATCACCAGTACCAAACAACCTGGCCTGCTCCCTGCGCATCACCGCAGGCGTATCCAAAATTTGCTTGTACTTGGTCAATGCCGCTTTTTCAGCCGGGTTAAGCGCGGCTTCTGTCTTACCAGGAAACAGCGCCTCAATCGCTTTAAGCCTACCAACACGCTCGGCCATGTTGGCCGTGGTGCCCTGCGTCAGATCCATCACCAGTTGAGCCGGCAAACCACCGCGCTCCATGATGCCAGGCAGCACGCGCTCGGCATATCTCTCGCCAGCTTTGCCAGCAGACAACGCTGCCTGCCTTGCTGCTCTCGCTGCTTGCAGTGTGGCCATCGTCACAGGCTGCGCCATCGGTGCTACGGCCATGCCAGCCTCAATGGCCTCTGGCCTGATGCGGGTGGTGCCACCCAGACCACCAGAGCCAGTAGTAAGGGGTTCGCCATAAGACAGTCGGTCCAGTGTCTGGCTGATCGCCGGGGCACTGAGAAATCTCGATATGCCCTGCATCTGCTGCGTGCGCTGCGGTGCATAGCTCTGCGCCACCAAGTCAGCCAATGCACCCAAGTACGGGTTGCGTGGCGTTGCACTCAGTGTGTCTTCATACGCCAGCATGTTCGCTGGGCGCTGCGCAAGGGCGTTGCTGTAGATAGGCATGGCGCGATGTTAATTCATTTCGCGGGAAATAAAAATAAAAATGTTCGCGGGGCTACCGTAACCGCGGCCCTTCCCCGCCGGCCCCACCCCCCCCGGCCAGCGGACGGATGGTGGCCGGGCGCGTTGTCCACAGGGTTTTTGCTCGGGTTATCCACAACGGCCTGTGGATAACTTGCAATGCAATGCCTGAGTACTCACAAATCTGTGGATAACTTGGCATCGACTTAACATAATGGACGTTGTGCGAAGTAGACCGTGCATTGCGTTAGGGTTAACCCTGATGCGTCTGCGTTAGGCGCGTGTGCGTATTGCTACACTTTTTTGGCGTAATGCGCCACAACCCCCACCCAATTACCACCATCCAAGTCACGAATCAATGTCACGAATCAACTGCCTTTGACTCGACATCCACAACATTGCTCTCATCTTTCAGCACACGCTGCTTGGCTTCTTTCAACGCATCCATCACGCTGATGCGTGTATCGGTCACGGCGACATCGATGCGGTCACCGTAGCGTTTGGCATACAGCTTTGAGGCAACCCATTTGCGTGCGTCTACCTGCATACGTTTTTGCTGAACCCAAGCGGATGCCATTGGTCCTTCCAAATGCGCTGGCATTTCGGCATCTGACAGCTCAATGATCTCTTCAGCCAATCGATCTGCTCTGTTCTCGGTCGCCTTGTCGTACATGGCCCGAAACTCTGGATTGTTCCGAATCATCACCATTGCGCACTGGAGGCTCGGCATTCCTTCAGCCTTGAGCGTGGTGGTCAGGCTTTTGCCAGTTGAGATCTGTTTGCAGATTTCCTGCCAGCACGGGTGTTCAATCGGAAACACTGGTTTTCGACCTGGCCCTTTTCTTGTCACTGTCATCTCTGACGCCAAGTTCTGAGTCACTTGTAAGCTCCTAAAAAAGAAGGGTACTCACACCGATGCGGCGCTTTCCCCGAATATGCGGCAACTGCTAAATCCCGCACCCTCATGCTATCACCTCAATCTCAACCTTGTACATCTTCACCGTACCGGGCCTTTGCCTGTACTGCCACTCAACCAAATGGCTTCCATCATCAATCCCAAGCCAGTCAGCCACCCCATCGCGCACCGCCTTAAACCCAGACTGCAAATTATCCCCATCCAAAGCCCTAGGAGCCACCCTGGTGAGCACAACCGTACAAGGTGGGGCAGGAGGTGCCGCAACACTCGCCAGCGCGTTAAACGCCTTTGTACGCTGACTCTTCACCAGCTTCGCCTTTACCGCCCAGTGCATCCTCATGTTGGCCATGCTGACAATCTTCATATCCATTTCAACTTCAATCATTCCAACCCTTTCCAATCTTCATTTACCCACCCACCCTGACCCAACCAACCAACCCAACCCCGCATCCATGCACCGATGTTTTTTTGCGGGGGTCGGTGCACCGAACCGATAGGGTATATATACCCCTATCGGTGCTTTCGGTGCATCCAACACGGCCCAAAACGGCTTTTTTCGGTCAATTTATCGGTGCTTTCGGTGCATCGGTGCATACATCGGTGCAGTTTTTCGGTGCACCGATGCACCGATTTCGGTGCATTTCGGTTCGGTGCGGTGCTTTTTTCATGTAACTCCAGGCTACATTTCGGTTCACTTCGGTGCATATCTCATGTAACTTTGTTACCAACAGCCACATCACCCGCATTCTCAACCACTGGTGGCGCTGTCCGAAACACCTCATTGCGCTCAATAACCATGTCCTTTTTGACCAGTGCCGCAGACGCTTCCTTGAACCGGCGGTAGTCCAAACCGTGTCCCTTTGCAGAATCCCTCCACTCGTCGTAGGTGGCCGAGACATCTATGCCGTCCAGCCCCTCGGTGCGCTTGTGCTGCTCAATGGCCACCAAGCAGTTCAGTGCAATCCTTTGGTTGCCGGGTATGGTTTTCTTTTTCTGGATGCTGCTCACCAGCCCCGAGATGTCCACGCTGGTCAGGTAAGCGCCCTTCACCGCATTCCCGTGCTTGTCAAAGATGGGCAGATCCACTTGGGTGATCTGAAAGTTTTTGGCCGCTGGCATTTCTGCGTCCTTCATCTTCTTGCTCTCAAACTGGATGGTCTTGGTGCCCGAGTCCAACTGGCACTTGTACTCCGCATCCAGTGCGCCTTTCAATGCCGTAGATCCCCGTGACCGTTCTTTGTCTGCCGCCCCGCTGTGGTGGACCACCACCACCGAGCACTTGTAGTCTTGCCGCAGGTAGGTGTCAAGGTGCTGGATAAACGAATTCATGTCTTGGGTTGAGTTCTCATCGCCGCCCATGTTTCGAGCCAGAGTGTCAACCACAATCATGGATGGCACATGCCCACACTCAGCAGACAGGGTTTTGATGGCATCAGCCACCAGCGCCGCTTCTGTTGCGTCATACAACTGCGCTGCCCTATGGCTCTTGTACAGTGGTGCTCCGTCCAGACTCACGCCGTTGCCCAGCTCCCAGCCCTTGAAGCGCCGAGCCAAGCCGTTGTGCCCCTCGCCGGCGATGTAGAACACTGCCCCCTGCTGCACCTGATGGCCGTGCCAACTGGTGCCAGTTGCCACGCAGCACGCGATGTCGATGCTGACAAATGATTTACCGCCGCCAGGATCGCCAAACACCTGCGCCAGAGAGTCAGCCTCAATGTAGTCATCCACAATCCACCTGATCTCTGACAGCTCCAGAGAGTCAGCCCGAGAGAACTCAAACGCCAACTTGTCCCGCACTGGCCCCGCTACGCGCTCAATTTGTTCTTTCACGGCATCCAGTCCTTGCAGGCAGTGCAAATCATTCCAATCCGTTGGCTTGTTGTCCACCATGTCAGCATCGCCAAAGCTGGGGTACACAATCTCGCCAAACACCAACGCAGCCGCCGCACGGCCCTTGGTCACGCCAGGGTTGCCCTCGGTGAACTGGTCATTGTCTGCACCGATCACGATCTTCGCCGCAGGGAACATCTCTTTTGCTGCCTTGGCTACCTTGGCCAGGTTCCCACAATCAAACGCCACCATGACGGTGTACCCAGTTGCCTCAAAGATTGATGCACAAGTGGCAAAGCCCTCGCCCACAAACACAATCTTGCGATTGCCGCGCAGCTCATAGAAACCGCCCTCAATCTTGCCGCCCTTCAGGAACCTTTTGTTCCCGTCCGAGTCAATGGTCTGGTACGACAATATCTCACCAGACTGGTTGGCCACTGGCACCACCAGCCGGCCAGCCCTGTCAATCTTGATGCCATGAGCGCTGATGTGTTTGCGCACAAGGTAGGGATGGTCATCACTGGCATCAGCATAGGTGCCGACCTCATCCTCTGCCCTCTCAGCAGCCACTGCCTGTGATGCCAGTCTTTCAGCATCTTTCTTGGCTTTCAGCTCCGCCACCCACTTGTCATGCTCAAACCTTTCGGTGAACGACATAGTGCGCCCAATGTCAGCCACCCATTTGCTCTCAAACGTAGGCTCTTTCCAGCACCCAGCAATGCCCACTGGCACCTTGCCACCCACATGCAAGATGTACCAGCCATCAAGGGCACCCTTCTTGGACGACACATGAGCCACCCGATGGATCTCTCCATCAGCGATGAGGTCTTTGATCAGCAACCCATTGGCCTCACAGTGCTTCCTGAACCCCCCTTCAGGGTTGATCAGGTCTTGGCTCTCAGTAGCAGCCGCAAAG